AATGAATTACAGGCAAAGAAAAAACTATCATAGGCAAGTCGAAGCTAAGCGTATGGCAATTGAAAAAAAGTATTTGCCAAAGTTTGTTAAGTTGTTTAAGCAGCAAATAGGACAGTTTTTGTCCAATGCAAAACAAACGGATTTGCAAGCAGCTTATTCAAAATTGGCAAACGATGTATTCAACATTAATCTTTTGGTATTGCTACAAAATATGTACGCCGAAACTATTTCTAAGATTGCCTACCCAATCTATACGGATTTGTATAAAGAACAGTCTAAGGAGTTTGCACGGCAAAAGGCGTTTCAGACGGGCGCAATGGGTAGTAACGAAGTGTTCACGGCTTTTGTTTTGGAATACCTTAACCAATACGGATTAACGCTAATTAATTGGATAGACAAAACCACAAAGGACACAATTTTACAATTAATAACGGAGGGCATCAATAGCGGACTATCTACGCCACAAATTGCGGATAATATTTTCAATAGTGGGTTAACTGAACTTTACCGTGCGCAAAGAATAGTAAGAACGGAATCCACACGAGCCGCAAATGCCGGCATCATGAACGCAGGAAGACAACAGCGTTTTAAGGTGTGGAAGGTTTGGATTTCAATGGGAGACGGCAGAGAACGAAGTTTCGGCAAAAAAGATAATTATTCACATCTAATTTTGGATAACACACGTGTTGAGGAGTTTGAGCCATTCCGGCAAGTTGGATTAAATGGAGTTGAAGCGGTTGCAATGCAGCCAGGCGACATAACTTCACCTCCAGACTTCACTATTAACTGCCGTTGTGTAATCGGTTTTGAATCTCAGAGAGACGCAAACGGTAAATTAATACGCAAATAAAAAACCCCCTTAATGCATGAAGCGTTAAGGGGGAAAATAAACTCCCAAATAAAATACACTAACGAATCCAAAGATATTATTTTAACTTTATAAATTAAAGGAATCTATGAAAAATATTTACAGTAAAAAATTCATAAGCAGCGAGATAAAAGACGTGGACGTAAAGGAGGGAATCGTAACAGGTTATTTCAGCAATTTTAATACATTAGATTCAGACGGAGACATAATTAGAGAAGGGGCATTTAAACAATCTATACAAGAATGGTATCCAAAGGGACGTGTTAAACATTTGCTTAATCATCAAGTTGATCAACCATTAGGTAAAATTATAAACCTCAAGGAGGATTCAATCGGTTTGTACTATGAATCAAAGATTGGAACACATACAATCGGGCAGGATTTTTTAAAAATGGCTGAAAGCGGACTTGTAACGGAGCATTCAATCGGATTTCGCACACTAAGCGAAAAGAAATCGGATTTAGGGAACGAAATTACACACGTGCAACTTTATGAAGGTTCATCTTTGACGGGATGGGGCGCAAATGAAAACACACCGTTAACAGGAATGAAGGCATTAACCAACGAAACATTAATCGAGCGTTTGAAAAGTTTTGAACAATTTATTCGCAAAACCTCCGCAACTGACGAAAGTATAGAACTTTGCATTTTACACATTAAACAGCTTTATGCAGAATTGCAAAATAGGAGCGGTGAACTTGCGGGAGCGGTTGACTTGCCAGCAAAAAAAGCAGAAAGTACAGATAGTACACAACTTATTAACAACATTAACACAATTTTCGAATTATGGAAAATCAAGTAATCGAAGCATTACAGACAGGCTTAAAAGAAATCGAAGCAAAGCACAGCGCACAGGTGGCACAATTGAACGAAGATTTCGCAAAGAAAAACGCTTCTTTAGTAGAATTAAAAGAGCAGGTAAACGGACTTATCAAGGCAAACGGAAATTTGAAGGCGGAAGCTGTAAGAAGTTTTAGCGGTTCACGCTTTGATTTTATGAAAAATGAAATCGTAGATATTATCAACGCAAACTATGATAATATTAAGAACGAAAATCCTTTCATCAGTAAGGCGGTTGGCGTTATGACATTGGGCAACAATTTGACAGGAACTTCACAAGTAAGTTACGTTGAATCCCCAATTTTGCGCAGCTTCTACAATCCAAAATTGTATGAAGTATACCGAATTATTCCAACCGCTACTGGTAACGTAACTTTTCCTAAGGGTAATACTGCGGTTGGTGAGGGTTCATTTGGTGCGCAAACAGAAGGTTCTGCAAAGAATCAAGTGGATTATGACGTAACAATGGTTAACGTATCAGTTCCATTCCTTGCCGGTTTTGCTAAAGTAAGCCGTCAAATGTTGCAGGATTTACCATTCTTGCAGGCTTATCTTTCATCTTCATTAATTGAGGATTGGAACAGGGCGTTCAACAATAGTGCAATGGCATCAATTACAGCAAGTGCGACTACCGGCTCAACTTCCGAAACTATCGTCGCATCTCGTATTGTTGATTACATCGCACAGCACTTGGCGTTAGGCTTAGGAATGCCTGACATGATTTTGACAACTCACGCAGTTTGGGCATCAGTTTTAAAAACCAACAACGGAACTGGAAGTTCTTTCAGCGTTCCGGGTGGAATCACAATTGGTGCAAGTGGCGAAACAAGAATTATGGGCATCCCATTAATCCCTCATTCTCAAATCCCAACCGGTAAGATTTACGTTATGAACAGTAACGCATTTGGAATTGCGCAGGCTTCAGGACTTGCAGTTCGCACTACTGAAACCGATCAAGATGACTTCGTTAAAAACTTGATAACTTACCGCTGTGAGGCAAGAGTTCAACTTTTATCTTTCCAACCAACTGCCGCCGTTTACGGTTCAGCATCTTAGTAATTACATTTAAGATTAAAGGGGGCTTTAGCCCTCTTTTTTCGTGTTAATAATTTACAAATGATAGCATTTAAACACTTTTACATAGATTTTGCAAGGTTTGATTTTTATTGTCCGCATTGCAAAAAGATGCACGAGGATACGGAGTTAAAGTATTTCGATAAAATTAATAGAAACAAATCGTGGATTACAAAAGTAAAATGTGAATGCGGCAAACCGTTTAAATTAACGGTGAATTACAAAGGAGATTTTGAAACGTTTAAAAAATAAATTATGCCAATAGGAAACTACTCAGCATTTATAGACATCGTGAAAATTGCAATCATTAACAAACCTAAAATGTTATTAGATTGCGGTATTGGGAAGGGAATTTTAGCCGCTGCGGTTCGCAATTGGGTTGACGATAACAACCACAAAACAACTATTCACGGAATAGAAGGTTTTGCCGCCTATCGTAACAAACTTTGGGGGAACTATGACAATGTGGAAATTACAAACTTAAAAACGTGGACACCTGAGCATAAGTATAACATGATTGTACTTTCGGACGTAATCGAACATTTCATAAAGCATGAAGGGCGGTTTATTGTGCAAAAATTAAAAGATGCCTTACAAACTGGCGGCGTGTTGGTAATTTCAACTCCTGCACAATGGATTGAGCAAGGGGCGGTGTATGGCAATGACTTAGAGATTCACAAATCACAATGGACAATTCACGATTTTAAAGACTTCTACATTGTAAATGATGGCGAAGTTGACAAATGGGGTAATAGTCAAATTGTAATGGAATTTATAAAACCGTAAAAATGAACATACTAAATTCAATTCACCTTTACCCACCTCAACACCTTTGCGGAGCGGAATTTATGATTCACGCTTTAAACAAATCGTGCAAAAACAATGGACATGATGTTAGAGTGTTACTTCATCAAGCAAACCACTATCGTATAAAAAATCATTACATCTTTGATGACATTGACGTTTTCCCACCTGACCAAATATTGACGGAAAAGTTAATCGACTGGAGTAGTGCAATGTTTACACATCTTGACTATACACGTTGGAGTATCGGAATGGCAGCGATGTATAGAAAGCCATTGTTTCATTTAATTCACAATACACATACGTACAACGAAATTGTACAGGCAGAAAAACCGCAGTACATAATTTACAATTCACAATGGGCAAAAGATACATTAAACTATAATCACGATTCATTCGTATTGCATCCCCCTTGTGATTTTAGACATTACGATTGTGTTGACAATCCAATTGATAACGAGTACATTACTCTAATTAATTTGAACGAAAATAAGGGTGCAAATATATTTTACAAACTTGCTGAACTTTTGCCACATAAAAAGTTTTTAGGTGTAAAAGGTAGTTACGACGAGCAAATCATTAAACATCTCCCAAATGTTACGATATTAGATAAACAAGTGGATATTCGGGAGGTTTACAAAAAGACAAGGCTGCTTATAATGCCGTCAACGTATGAAAGTTGGGGACGAACGGCAACGGAAGCGATGTGTTCAGGCATTCCCGTAATATGCACAGAGACAGGCGGCTTGTCTGAGAATTGCGGCAAAGCTGGCATTTATGTAGAATGTACGGCAGAGGCGTACGCTTTAGCAATTGAAAAATTAGACAATCAAAAATTGTATCTTCGCAAAAGCAAGGACAGTAGGATTAGAAGTCGTGAATTAGATCCGGTTAATGAACTTGCACAATTTAACGAATGGCTAAAAATTAAAGTAAATGAATATTCTAATAAGTAAAACCGTAACAACGGACATAGTAACGGAACTTGTAACAGTTGACGATGCTAAATTATGGTTAAAGATTTCTTTTACCGAAGATGACGCAATTTTGGCATCATTAATTAAGGCAGCGAGACTGTATCTCGAAAACCTTACTAACTACGCCTTAGGAGCAAAAACGATGGAAATTATAGCAGATTTGGATTATGCCGAATCTTATTATTTGCCTGCTCCATTGACATCAATTTTAACTTTTACGCGTTGGGATGGTTCGGCATTTGTAGCAACAACTGGATATTATTTGTTTCGAAATGCGTTAGCCATCGACGAATCAGGGCGTTACAAAATAACTTTCACGTGCGGTTATACGGTTTTACCGAACGACTTTAAAACGGATATTTTAAAATTAGTGGCTTGGAACTATCAAAACAGGGGCTTAGATTTTAGTAATGAAAATACAAGTCTTGTAGACTTTCCAAAATTAGCAAGTGAATTTTACAAACAAATTGTTATCTAATGGCAACGGCAACAGGCGTTTTTATAAATTTTGATTCATTGAAGGAAATCAAAGAAAAGTTTAAAAACCTTTCTACTGATGCAGCAAAGGACGTGGATTCAATACTCGAGGTTTCTGCTCAAAATATTGCAACGTTGGCAAAGCAAAACTTACAAGGTGTAAACTATAATCCTAATGATTATCAAAAACCATTGGAGAAGGCCTATGCCGCTCAAAATGATATTACTGATTTGTATCAATCTATTGGAGTTGTGGCTAAAGGTATTAACAACTATGAAATTGTGGCAAAAATGCCATACGCCGCTTATATTGAGTTCGGAACAGGTGGAGCGGTTAAGATTCCTGCAGGTGTTGAAGATTACGCAATTCAATTTAAAAAACCGAATAGGCAAAACATATCAATGAAAGCAAACCCATATTTGTTTCCTGCACTATTCCAAATAAAGCCGCAAATTATACAAGATATTGAAGACGTTTTAACAACATAACCTATGAACAACCCGGGTAAAGCAATTAGAGATGTTTATTATACCGCACTTTCTGCACTTGGGGCAGGGGCAAATTTTATTTCCGATGGCAATGGAAATATCTTTTCAGACGGTGCTGGCAACTTGCTTATAACTTCATCCGCAACGGGTACTTACACAGTATTTGACGACTTGCCTTTAGAAACATTGCCGCAAAATTACATTTACATCAATGCAATTGATTACAATCAAATCGGCAATAATCAATTATTTGTACATGATGCAGTCGTAACGATTGACATTGTCACCCGTCAATACAAAAAAGTTGACCGTGACACTGTCGACGCAATAGCAGCCGAAGTAATGACGGCAATAATACAAGGTAACTTGCAAGATGCAACTTTTCAAATTATTGATGTAAATTTGATAAGTTCCCGTTATTTAACCAATCAAGATGGGGCGTATTTTTTAACACGTAATATTTTAAGATTTCAGCAAAATTTAATAATCAATAAAAACTAAACATTATGGCTCAAGTTATTGGCGTTAATCAAAACATTGAAGTAGACGTAACCGGCGCAGGTACGACCTACAAAAATTTAGTATGTTTACGTAATTCAAGCGTTGAAGGTACAAACAGTGTTTCAGAAGAAGAAACAAATTGCGGTAAATTAACAAGCGTTGCAAACCCGGGGTTTACCTTTTCAGCTGATGCTGTTTGTGAAACTGCCCCAACAATTGCTCAAGTTTCTTATAAGGATTTGTTAACTGCTTTTGCAGCTTCTACCTTGGTGGCGGTTCGTTTTCAAAATCCAGTTGTAAGTGGTTCAAGTGTTGGAGCGGCTTACTACCATCAGGCATTATGTTACATTACCGGGTTGACATTGAATCAAGATGCCGCCGGCGGTGCTTACATTAATTTTACCGTTACATTCCAATCAACCGGAGTTATTGACGTAACAGTTTAATTTATGAATGGCTATACACAAATTGAATTTAAGGGACAACTTCGGGGCATAAAGTTTGGTATGTTGGCAGTTCAGCAGATTATGTTAGCTGCCAGCAAACTTAACGCCGAACTTGGAAACGAAATAGACATCGCACTAATTCCTGAAGTTATTTATTGGGGGTTGTACAATTGCTCAATTAATAAGCGTGAAATTATAGATTACACCTTTGAGGACGTGAGCGAATTTGTAGACGATAACATACACAACAAAGAAATCTTTGTACAAATCATGCTATGTTTTTATGATTCCAAAATCATAAAGGCATCTTTACCGCAGGCAGAAACGGACGAAAAAAAAAGTTTGATCTAAAATGTGAGGAAGGTTGGCACAATTTAAAACGTTTGGTTGTTGGTGAAATTGGCGTGACTAATTATAATGAGCTTACGTTTGTTGATGTGATGCAAATTATTGAAGGATATAATGACAGGGTAATACAATCTTACAAACAAACCCGGTTATTAATGTTTACATTGGCTAGATTGTTGGGCGATTCAAAAAAAGTACCTTCTACCGTTGAGGAGTTTTGGACATTACCGGGCGATGAAGTTTCCCCAACGGCAAATGAAGATCAAATGAAAGCTATTTTTGACAATCTAAAAAAAGCTAAAGAATGAGTGATGAATTAAAAATTATAGTTGGGGCGGACGTTGCTAATTTTCAAGGCGGAGTCCTAAAGGTTATAAAATCATCGGCGAACTAGAAAACGAACTTAAGCAGTTTCAAAAAGAGATAAAAACGCTTAAGGGTGACGAGTTTACCGCAATGACTGGTAAGATTGACACCTTAAAAACATCAATAGCAGCGTTAAAAAGTGTAGGCACTACTACCCTCCCCAAACTTGGCGAAGATGCCGCAAAAGCAGCAAGCGGACTTGATAAACTTGCGAAGCCAACAAATAGTGCAGGGTACGCCTTATCAAATTTGGGAAGGGTGGCATCAGATGCGCCTTTTGGATTTATTGCAATACAAAATAACCTTTCACCATTACTTGATTCATTTCAAAGTTTAAAAACACAAACGGGAAGTGTTGGAGGTGCTATAAAAGCATTGGGCGGCAGTTTAATTGGTGCGGGCGGTTTAGGTTTTGCATTTGCCGCAATACCTGCGTTAATTACTACATTGGTTCAAAATTATGGTTCATTGGGCAACGCAATCGACGTTATTTTTGCAAAAAACAAAGAAGCGGCAGCAGCCACACAAACCTATAACAAGGAGTTAGAAAAGGGGCAGGGAACAATAGGTGCAGAAATTGCAACAATTGACATTCTCGTAAAAAGATTAACCGACTTAAAAGCACCTTACAAAACAAGACAAGACGCTTATAACGAATTGAAAAAAGTTCAACCGGACATTCTTCGTGGAATGACTGAGGAAAACGCGCTTTCTGCGTCAAGTGTTGGGGTAATTTTAGGCAATGCGAATGCACGCAAGGAATTGTTATCAATTAAGATTAAAGAGGCGGCAATTGGGAAAGTGTTGGATGAAAACGCTTCAAAAGAATTACAAGCATCTGTAAAATTAAACAATGCTAAAATTGCACAAGCAAAAGCAGAAAAGGAACTAACGGCTTTTAAAAAAGGCAAAAGCGCAGCACAAGACTTTAAAAAACAAGAAAATGCAGTATTTTTTGCAAAAAAAGAGGTTGCAAGTTTGCAAGAGGAATATGACAAATTAACAACAATAACATCAGGGTATACTAGTTTATTAGATCCCTTAGTTGGCAGAATTGCACAAATCAACAACGAAACGCAAAAAGGAATTGACGCAGCAAAAGCGGACGCAGACGCAAAAAAGAAGCAAGCAGACGAGACGGCAAAATTAGCAGCCGCAACAAACAATGTTACAGCAGCTAAAATTAAACTTTCTGAGCAAGAAAAGAAAGACGCAAACATGGCTAAAGAGCGGCAAGCAATGCAAGGCGTACCGCAGGCGAACTTTGAGCGACAAGTAATTTCACCATTAGCAACAGCCGGACAAGTTACTTCTTTTCAAGGTTCACCGATTGCCCAAAACTTATTGGACGAAGCAGCAGCAGCAGCAGCCGCACGAATGGAATACGAAAAATATGCCACAGCAGTAAGCGGACTTGTTGCACCAGCAATAGACCAACTTTTCACGGCATTTGAGAACGGGAAAAATGTTTTTCAAGCATTAGGAGACACTATCAAAAGTTTGGTCATTGACATTGCGAAGGCAATCATTAAAGCCACAATATTAAAGGCAATTACAACGGCAGTTAGTGCGGGAAGTGGTGCAGGGTTTTTTGGTGGATTGTTCAACGCCTTAGCCGGTGGACTTGGTGGCGTTGCTGCTCCGACATTTGGCGGAGGTGCAGGATTAAGCGGAGGTTTGGCGTTAAATGGGCAGGTTGTTTTTGTACAACGTGGAACGGATTTAGTCGGGGTTTTAAATAAGGGAAATTCACAAATTAATCGAGTCGGATAATGGCGAGAAAATACTATTCGGCGTGGGTAAATGCTGAGGGCGATGACTGCCAATTAGATTTCTATTTCGCAAGTTATAGCGGAGCAGCTACGGAGTTGAGTAGTGGCATGAGGGCGTTTGTACTTAAAGAATTTAATTCGGATAATGATTTCTATAAACCTATTCGACCGCAACAGGCGGAGTTTGAAATTTTGGCGGACGGTGTAACGTTGGAATCGTTTTTATTCAATAACGATAACGAAGTTTCTATACAGTTTTTATGGAACGGTTCGGTATACTGGCGTGGTTGGCTTATACAAGATGACTTCGAAGAGTCTTGGATTGATAGCAAACATTTTATAACGCTGCGGGCAACTGAGCAGTTAAGCGGTTTAAATATCATTGCTCCGACGCTGCCGGTGGGACATTCAACGCCATTAGATTTTATACTAAATGCAATTTCTACAACTTCAATTGCTCAAACATTAAATAGGGGTTTGCGAGTTGTTAACAACTTGTTTTATGAAACGATGACGGATAAGGACGTGGACAATACGGCAACGTGTTTAGATCAAATGTTTATAGCTAATTCAACATTCCAAAGAACGCTAACAACCTTTGACGATTACCAGACTATTTTAGAAAAGATAAACACAAGTTTTAATCAAACTATATTTCAATACAAAGGCGCAGCGTATTTAATGCGTATGAGTGAGTTTTTAACTTATACGGGAAATTTGCCCGGCATACAATACCAACCGTTTAACGTTGTTGCGCCGGTAATTGCCACTAACGAAAATTACATTGCATACATTGGAATTGACGAATACATAAAGCCAATCATGCCGGAGATGTTGCGGCAAGTTGTACGACCGTATAAAAAGTTTCAAATTGATTTTAAATATGAATTTCCGGTAGAGATTATTTGTAACGAAAGCCAACTTCGTGGAGCATTAGTAAGCAGCGATGCAAGTTTACGCACTTATGAAATTGATTGTTGGAATATGTACACATTTATTACAAGGGCAACGGCAGCAGGAAGTAGTAAGTATAGATTACAGGTTTTAAATAATGGGCAAATAATTGACGATTACGCAAAGATTTACACAAACGCTGAAAACGAAAACTATTTAGTTTCGCAGGGTATTATTTTAAGCCAAAATAATATTTTTGCATTATCATTTAGTTACAAAAGATTTATTAGCAGTACAGGACCGGCAACATTTAACGCAGCCTATGTAACTTTTGAAACTTACGGAGGGGCAAAATATACTTTAGATGACGATGGTACATGGGCGTTAAGCAATTCAGCTTATAGTATAAATAGAAAGTCTTTAGATGCTAACTATTTATCAACACAAAATGTTAATGAATGGGTTGAGGTTAAAGTTGTATCAAAAGATGCACCAGCATCAGGACTTCTTTATATTAATTTTATAAACAATATTGCAGGAGAGCAAACCGGAATCAAAAATATAAAAGCAAATGTAACAACCGGATTGCGTTTAGATGTTACCGGAGATTATGACCTATACACGAAAAGTGAAGACATAAAAAACAATTTACGCTTACAAACTTTCTTAGACGATGGCGAAAATAGGTATTGGAAGGGTGTAATTTTTTCTCCCGACAACACGCTAACCGGTGATAATTGGTATCGTATGCAATACCAAAGTGAAACATTTACTTTTAAACGTGAAAAGGCCATTGCACATTGGCTATTAAACAGACGTTACCGTCAATTAATTACGGGTAATTTTTACGGCTTAACTTGGAATAGCAGCGAGGAAGTTATAGGCTTAATGAATCGTTTCATATTTACAGACGATGCACCGACTAAGCAGTTCATGATAGTAAATTTACAAGAAATGGATTTCGTTAGTTGTCAATGGAAAGCAACATTAATGGAAACGTATGATTCTACTATTGATGCATCATTCACGGACTACCCGCAGCACTCGTTCGACTTTCTTTATTCAGAATAATGTAAATTTGTAAAATGGCAATCGTTAAAGCATCGGAAGTTAGTATACAGTTTAAGATAAGCAGTGTATTTTATACGCTCCAATGCTCAAAAGATGCTACTATTTCAATTACTCAAGATAATTTGGAATTAGCACCTAAAACAAACCATCGGTATAAAAAATTTATACCGAATAGAATTTCGGGAACGATTCAAGGCTCCGGAGTTGTTGAAACGACTAATAACTATAATGTTTTTCAATTGCAAACTTTACAGTTAGCCGGTACTGATGTAGAATGTAAATTTGTTGTTGGTAGCAAAAATTATACAATGAATTGCTTGATTTCGGAGTTAACCATAAACGCTTCAGCTTCAGGGTTCGCAAACTTTACATACAACCTTATTATTAACGGATTAATTACATTAGCATAATGGCAAACATTTTAATATCACAACTGACCGCAGGAACGCCAGCGTTAACAGACTTGTTAATCTTTGCGAATCCAACAACGGGATTGGCAAAGAAAACAACGATAACGACTTTTAAAAGTAGTTTAAATTTGTTTTTTTCGGATTTGAATGATTACGCAGTAGCTAATTTGTTGGATGAACAAATTTTATATTACGATTCAGGAGAATGGAAAAATACATCATTAAAAACCATAAACGGAAATCAACTATTTGGAAGCGGAGATATTGTTATTGCAGGCGGAACTGGTTTAACTTCATTAAACGCTTTAACGGCATCAACACAAACTTTCGCAACATCAAGCACAGGAACAGATTTTAGTATTACGTCCGCAACTTCAACGCATACTTTTAATTTACCATCAGCATCAGCGGCAAATCGTGGATTGTTAACAGCGGCAAATTGGACAACATTTAACAATAAGCAGGCGGCGTTAGTAAGCGGGACGAATATTAAATATTATAACGGTTCGGGTACTTTTTTAGGGAGCGGAAGCGTTACGATAATCAATAACATTACTTCATCATTAACTACAAGTGGAACAGATATTATTTTTGCCGCTGAAGACAATCCCGAAAATGATATTTTAACTTATAATATCGGCTTAAACATTCCTTCTTCATCAGCAACTGCAAGGGGTGCATTAACGGCAGCGGATTGGAGTATATTTAACAATAAACAAGCTGCTTTAGTTTCGGGAACGAATATAAAAACCATAAACGGAGCATCAATTTTAGGCAGCGGAAATATAGTCATAAGTGGCGGTACGGGATTGACTTCTTTAAACGGATTGACAGCAGGAACTCAACTTTTTGCGGTTGCGTCAACGGGTACAGACTTTACAATTACAAGCAC